GCGGCCGAGTCCGCATAGTCGTCAGCCGCCTTCGCTTGCTCCTCGGTGACGTAGGCCGCATTTAGGCCCTCGTCGGCGTATTCCTTGAGGAATCCAAGCAGTTCAGCGCCAGACTTTCCGAACAGGGAGACTGCGACAGCGGTTTTCTCGGAGCCGTCAGCGAACCCCGCGAACGCGCGCGATACCGCCTCCAACTGCTCGACCGGGGATTGCTGCTTGAACTTGTCGAAGTTGAGGCCGAGGGCTTCGATGGCCGCGCCGACAGACTTGGATTCGTCGTCGGTCTTCGACAGGGCCGCGGTCAGTTTCACCGAAGCCGTCGCGATCGTGTCGAGCGAAGTCCCGGAAACGTCCGATGCCGTCTTAAGCGAAGAGATGTTGGTCGCGGTGTCGCCGATCTTCTCGGCCAGATCCTGATACTTGCCGACTTGGTCGATAAGGGCAATCGTGCCGGCCGCCGCGGCAACCGCCGCAGTACCGGCCGCAGCCGCCAAGGCAAGGAACCCGACGCGAAGCTGGTTGCCCAGCACCACGCCCTGTTGATACGCCTCGTTCATGCGCAGCGCGCTGCTGGCGGCCCCGAGTTGAGCCTCAGACGCGCCGCGCAGGGCCAGCTTGTATAGCTCGATCTCGCGCGTGGACTTGCCGTTCGTGGCGGCAGCCGTCTGCAGGCTCTTGACGTAGTTGTCGATCGATTTCGACGCGCGCGCGGACGCCGTTCCGACTGAGTCGGAAACATCCTTGCCGAAGCTCTTGATTGATCGCTTCGCGTCGTCGATTCCAGCCTTCAGCTTGGAAGCGTCGGCCGATACCTCGATGACGCCACGCCCGATGACATCAGCCATTTACTTGTCTTTCTGGTTCAGTCGCATCTGCTCGATCGCCGCCGCCTCCATCACCCGAAGGCAATCAAAAACGTCGTCGCGCTCTGCTGGTGGTGTTTTGGTGCGGCGCCAGACTTCAGCGAGTGCGCTGTAGTCCAACCCGCAGGCGGCGCCCGCCATTCCGGCGCGGCGCCACTGGGAAGACATCGCCTCGAAGACTTCGTAGGCGCGGGCGTTGTCGGGCCAAATCTCGACAGGAGGTGCAGTCGCTTCCTCTACGCCGAAGCCCCAGAACGCAGCCTCCTCGGCTGACGGTGGTTTCTTCGCGTCGTAGAGCGCCCGAGCGACTACCCTTAGTTTTTTAGCTTGTTCTGAACAAGCTCTTCGAGGTAGGCCTTGTAGACCGCCAGCGCGACGCCGATGTGGTTCTCAAGCAGGATTTCGACGTTCTCGGTGTTGAACTCGTCGGACAGATCCCACCCGACGACCATCGCCTCGAAAATCTCCGGGTCTTTCTTGCCGTCGCGCCATTCCATGAACTCGGCGAGGGCAGTCTTGGTCCGATGCTTGAAGGTGACGACCACATCGACGGCAGCGCCGCCAGCCACCGGGAACGCGACCTTCGAGGTGAAGGTCGGGTTCGCCTTGAGGACGAACTTCGCCATCAGTAGCGGACCGGCTCGGCCAGCAGCGACATGGTCGCTTCGATCGCCATCAGCTCGTTCACCGTCAGCGAAGGCGTCTTGTTGATCGAGATGTAGGCGTTGTACGAGATGATCGACGCCGAGGGTAGCGTGATCTTGACGGCGCGCGGCAGGCGGTCATCGTTCGCCACGACGGCCAGTTGGTAGCCAGGCTGGGTCGTGTCATCGGCGACCGAGAAGGTCAGGCCCGAAGCGCTCTTGAACGTCGGAATGCGCTTCTGGGCGTCGGCTTCCAGGAATTGGTATTCCAGGAACTGCTGTTCGCCGCCCGAGCTGGACGAGGACAGGATCTGCGACAACTGGGTGTAGCCGGTGACCTTGCGGACGGTGCCGATGCCGGTGCCGGCCGGGTAGATCGTGGTCAGCGTCGAATCGATCGCCTCGAGGTTGAACGTGTTGGCGGTGATGCCGGAGACGCGGCAGACCTTGTTCGTGAGGCGCGACCAGCCGCTGGTGACTTCCACGAAGTCGCCGTTCGCCAGGCCGTGAGCCGTGGAGGTGGCGACCGCAGGGTTCGCGTTGGTGAGGGCGGAGACGGTCAGGGCGGAGCCGTAACCAGACGCGATCGAGATGAGCGCGCCGTTGGGGAGCGAGACGGACATGGCGGTGCCTTTCTTTGGACGAAAAAAAACCGCCTCGGGGGCGGGTTGCTGACTTGCCCGAAAGGGCGGAAGGGAAATGAAAACGGCCCGCGGGTTAGGCGGGCCGTGATCGGGAAAAACGGAGGGCTAGCGGTCGGCCCAGATGGAAAAGTCTTGACGAGCGCCGAATAGATTGGTCGTCTCGTCGTCCGTTGCTACAAATGCGCCCTCTGCCCTCGCCTGCAGCGTCGTCGACACCACAAGGGCGGCTTCGATTGCCAGGGCGATGGCGTTCGCGTCTACCTGCGTCGTGCTCCAAACGTTGATCTGCATGCGCGCGTTCCGCTTGCTCGGAACGGTGTTGTCCACGAAGGCCGGGGCCTCGCCGCCGACCTGCTGGAATGTGATGTAAGGCGTTAGGACGCCAGCCGGCGCGACCGTTGGATAGACGCGGCGCGTTCCGTTGGCGTTTGTCGGGACCAGCGGCTTCAGTAGGTCAAAGAGAGCGGATTCGAGGCTCATGTTTCTTCCGTCAGTCGCTGTGCCATGCGGACTTTGCCGGCCGCAATGGCTTCGTTGATCTTCGAGAAGGCAGGCCGCAGGAACGGGTGCGCCGCGGCGTTCACGGTGCCGAACTCGACCATGTAGCCGTAAGGCGCCTTCGTGTGATTCCAGCTAACCTGATAGGTCTTCCTGTTGTCCGTCGAGCGGTCCTTGGAATGAACCCGGTAAATAGACTGCTTCAGGTTCCCAGGGTTGAACAGGTACTTCTGCCCAGACCTGCCGTGAAAGTAGTGCGCCTCTGCCGACACTGGAACTCGCGCGCGCGCCTCCTCGTACAGAACGTTTGCCATCGTGGCGGCGCCGCTGAACAGCACCTTTTCGCGGACGTTCTTTTCGAACTTCGTCAGATCCAGCTCAAGATCCCCGTCGAACTTGGCCTCAACGAATGCCATTACGCGACCACCTCGCACACGATGTTGATGCGGTCGCGGTGCTGCATGTCTGGCAGGACGGTTTCAATCTTGTAGACCACGCCCTGCGCATCAACCATGCGCATAGCCGCGGTAACACCCGCGCGCTGTCGGATCTGGATGCTCACCTTTGCAACGCTGGACGTTGCATTGGCGCGGATCGCCTCGATGCCGGACAGGTAGCGGATGTTCGCCCACTCTTGCGCCACTTCGGTCCAGCCGGGGACAGGCTGGCCGATCTCGTCCTGTACGGTGCCCGGCTCTTGCAGCGAGACCGGATCGGTGAGCGTGCCGGCGCGCATCAGAACCCCATGCTCACGCGGTAGGGTTGGAGAACGGCCCGCGAGCCTTGCGGCAGGCGCTCGACAGTCGCACCGACCACCGTGTCTTCTCGGTTCTCGAACAGGTGCCCAAGGATCAGGAGCGCACCCGCGCGGATCATGTCGTCGATCACGATGCCGGCGCGCGTCCTGCGGGCTGAATCCTGCGCGGCAGCGTAGACCGCCTCCGCGTAGTCCACCGCGGCAGCCTGTGCAACTGTGTCCACGATGTCTGCGGCCGCTTCAATCGCCGCCTCGTAGGCGACGCCCGCGGCGATCAGGGCAGCAGGCACAGCGGCAACGGCCGCGGTGAGCGCTGCAGGGTCCGCGTAGATGTTCCGGTTCAGGAACTGCGCCGCCATCGTTTCAGCCGCGCTCAGATACACCGAGACCTGCACATCGGGGTAGTCCGAGGCGACGCGCAGATGCGCCTTCGCGGATGGCAGGTCAATCAAGCTCATTTCTTGCCCTTGGCCGGCTTCTCAGCGGGCTTTTCTTGCTGCGCTTCGACGTACTTCGCGACGCCGACATCGACGAGATGCTTCGCCATTTCCGGCGATGTGCGCAGCCGGTCACCAGGCGAGAAGCCGCCGATAGCCGAATTGGCACCGGATGCTGTGAATTCGATTTGCATGGGGTTGTTCTCCAAGTAAAAAGGCCCGCCGAAGCGAGCCCCTTTGGTTGAGTGACGACCGCTTATGCCGGCGACAGCAGACCACCGCGAACGGCAGCAGGCTTCTCGGTGGCCAGGGCCAGGCGGCGCTCGGCGCGCAGCGTGATCAGGTTCTTGGTGAAGTTGTCCGAATCGGAATCCGACATCTCGACCACGACGCCTTCACGGTTGTAGACCATGTAAGCCTCACCGAACGCGCCGACCTGGAAGTTGCCAGCGGTCAGGCCAATGGACTGGATGATCGGCAGGCCGAACAGGCGCGGCTCGCCACCAGCGCCAACGCTGTAGAGCGTCTGGCCGGCTGCAACCGTCATCAGTTCGATTTCCATCGAAGCCCAGTCGGCCGGGTTCAGCACGACAGCCGTTGCCGGGTAGCCGGCAGCGTACAGGTCGCCGATGACCTTGCGGATCAGGGCGAAGCGCTTCAGCGTGGTTGCCGGGAAAGCGGTGATGTTGGCGGCGGTGTAGCCGTGCGCGGTGTAGTTGCCGGCCTTGAAGGTGCCCGAGATGTTCGGGGCGGAGCCGTCGCCGACAACGAGTTGGGTGTCGACCTTCTGGTTCACGCCGTAACGCATGCGGGTGTTCACGTAGGCGGCCAGGGCGGTATTATCCGCGGCGAGCTGCTTCGAGATTTTGATCCAGTGCGCGACCGTCGAGATGGGCATGTTCACCAGCGACCAGGTGAGCGCCGACTCAGCCTTGGCCGAGCCTTCGGCCGCTTCCGCTGCCGAGTTGGTGTACGAAGCTTCCTTCGTGAACTCGATCGCGTTCGATGCGGTCGTGGTCGACGGCAGCAGGGCTTCCATCGAGAACGGCAGGTAGGCACCAGCAACGACGCCAGGCTTGCGGTCCGGCGCGACGTTGGTGTCGCCGCCGGTCAGCGTGTTCTTGACTTCAATCCGCAGCTTCTGCGACTGGCCGCCAGCGAAGTCGGCGTATCGGTCAGACTTGACCAGTTGTGCGCCCCAGCTTTCGTCGCCCTTGGCTTCCGTCTGTGCGGTGCCCTTCTGCTCGATCTGGGTCAGG